AACCGCCGTCCAGCCGGACGTTGTTCTTCCAGGACGTCTCGAGCGAGACGATGTTTTTGTTCGAAACGTAGTTGACGCCGTTGATCGTGAGCGCCAGCGACGCCGACGGCAGCAGTTTTTCCACCGTAGCAGCGGGCATCGTGATGGCCGAAGGCTCGATGTACTTGCCCGAGCCCACGAACTCGACGGTGATCTTCGAGTTGGCGCGGCCCGGCCCCGAGCCGATCGAGATGGTCCAGCCTTCGACCACGCAGCCCACCGCCATCCGGTCGACCACCACGCCCGCGCCCGGACGAATCTGCTCGACGAAGGAAAAGTACGGCAGCTCGGCCGCGTCGCCCGAGGCTGGAAACAAAGGCGTGCAGGTGTAAGTGAAGTTCGGCGTCGTGCCCGACTTCACCACCTTGCCCAAGCCATAGGCCATGGCCCACGCGGCGATCTCCGCGCCGAGGTATTTCTCGAGTGTCCCGTTCACGTCCCACGACGTCTGGAACGACTGTGTCGCGAACTCGTGGCCCTTGCCGAACTCCTCGGCGTCGTTTTCGGTCGAGAGCTTCGGATTGGCGAGCGCGGCGTTGAGCTTGCGTAACTGCCACATCTGGACACCGGTGTTGGCTGTGCCGATGTCGGCCTGCTTCTGCTTACCGAAGCAGATCTGAATCTCCTGCATCCGCGTGACGGACATCAGGCGTTACCTCCTCTCTCGGATCACACTGCTGCCAGCCACGCACCATGCGCGGCACGAGCTGCTCCGGCGTGGCTTCCATTTCTTGCACTTCGCCATCGGGCGCACGCATGAAGACTTTCTCAGTCATCTCCCATCTCCGTGAATGTCATCGGTACCTCAAAGTAATCGAGTCCCTCGGCGTCGGTCTGCCGCTGGATGAGCGGCAGGTCCATGGGGTGGCAGGCAGGGTACACCGTCGCATTGAGCAGCGGCACACCCAAAGACGACGGCACTCCCTTCGTGATCAGCCGGAACAGCCGGTAGTAAGCCGTCGGCGGGTCCCCGTCGAAGGTCTCGCGCGCCCGCAGATACAGCGTGACCTGGTGTTTCCAAACATCCACGCCGCCGAAGCTGCCCGGCTGGGTGCCTTGCCAGGCTGCCATGATTCCCGGCGCGGGCATGTCGTGGATCGCCGCCGCGAGGCTCGCACGCTTCGGATACTGATCGTGATAAGCGAAGATCCGTTGCTCGTCACCGCCCATCTCGGTGACCAGATCCGGGATGTCGCGCAGCAAGGCGACCAGGTTGTCGACCAGTTCCGCCGGGTTGATCACCTTTGCTTACCTCCCAAGGCGCGCTCGACCAGAAGCCGAGACTTCATGACTTCGAGCATCTTCTGTGCCGCTTCCACAACCGCCGCCTTGTTCTTGGGCGAGAACACCATCCACTCCTCGCGCTTCTGGTTGGCCCAAGCCTTGATCCGGTCCTTGCGCGTTGAAAGGCTGGCCTTGGCGCGGTTCTCGCTCACCGTGCGGACCTGGAAGTTGCACAGCAGGTCGCCGGTGAACGTCAGGTTGCGCCGGTTGCCCTTGCCCTTGCGCGTCTTCCAGATGGCGTAGCGCTTGGTGAGCGGCTTGGCGGCGGTGTCCTGTGGGCCCTGCGCCGCCGCCAGCCGCGCCTTGACCGCCGCGACGCCCGCGCTGCCCAGCTCATACATCTGCCGCTGACGGAAGTTGAGCAGATCGAGCCGCAATTGCTTCTTTTGGTAGACACGGACGCTCGGCATGCATCGTCCCCACGGACTTCCGCGCAATTGACCGGAAGTCTCAACGACCCGCGACCCGCTTCAGGACAATTGTCCTGAAGTGGGTGGTCGCGGCGGCTCCCGCCGGTTTGACTTGTGGAAGATCTTCCACAAGTCAGCCGCTATTGCGAAGCTTGAGCACCGCGGCGCCCTCTGAGTCGGCCTCGATATCGAAGACCTTATAGCGCGCGCCTTCGATTTCGACCTCGTCGCCTCGCACGGGCGCCGCAGGCAGTCTGGCGAGCCGCACGAACAGCACCGCATAAACGCCCGGCGAAGCCTCTTCGGCTTCCCGCGCCGGCTGAAACACCGCGCGGATCGAGGCCACGCCGCCGGCCTCGGGAAAGTAGGTGACCTCCTGGCCGAAGACCCGCAGACAGGCCTCGTCCATGAGGCTGACGGACTCAGCGAACGTCATCAGGAGAGGAACGCCCCGTTCAATCGCACGCGGCCCGTGGCGTCGCCGTCGGCGGCCGCCCGTGCCGCCACGCCAATCAGCTTGTTGCTGGTCGAAGTCTTGGTGACGCGCTTGTTGGTGTTGTCCCAGTAGATCAGCGCGCCCTGCGACCAGCCGGTGCTCGCGCCAGTCTCGCGGACCAGATCGAAAACGCCCGCCACCTCGAACTCGCCGTCTTCGCCGTTCGCCACATCGGTTGCGGCCACGCCAAAGATGGAGCCCACCAGCGCGCCGCCACCCGAGCTCACCGCATAGGGCGCGGTGAGCGTCAGCGTCTCTCCGCGTTGAATGAAGTTCTTCATCGCTGTGCCTCCTTGTTAGCTGCCCACGTTCTTTTGAAGCCCGCGCCAGTCGATCGCCTTGGCCCCAAAATCGAGGCGGGCCTTGATCTCCACGCCGTCCACGTCGAAGCCCTGCCGCGTCTCGATGTAAACGCCGTCCTGGCCTTCGAGGTAGGCGTACTCGATCGTGTCGATCTGGTCGGGCGAGGCGAACAGATACCAAGCCGTCGTGCTCGCCGCGTCGAGCCGGGGTTCGGCGATCGGCGTCAGCGCGCGGATGTAGTCCGGCACGAGGTCGGCCGATTTCGCGGGCGCGAGATTCGGCGCGATCATCTGGAATGCCGTGAGCTGCAACGCCACCGGCACCACCAGATAGCGCGGCTGCACGTTCAGCACGGTGACGCCGTCGAGGCCCTTCTGCTTGGCCATCGCCGCCATGCCCGCCCCGAGTCCGGCCAAGGCGAGCGCGCTACCCGTACCCGTGTTGAGGTTCGCGTGGTTCGCATGAAACAGCGTCACGCCGTCGCCCATCGCCGGGTTCGAGGTGATGATGCCCCACACGGTATCGCTCTCAAGCGTCGCCGCCGCCACGCCGAAACCGGCGGGGATGCGCGTGAAGGCGCTCAGATCGTCGTTGATGATCGTCTGGCGGGTGATCGAGACGATGCGGCCGTAAGTGGCGAGCTTGTAGGTCTCCTTCGATTCGGCGATCGAGCCGTGGGTGAACTCGCCCTTCTCGTTGACCTTCATCAAGCTCGGCGCTTCGCCCAACTGCACGGCGTTGATGTTTTTGAAGTCCACCGCCGACCGCCGCCGCGAGAACGGCAGGAACGTGCGCGGGTAGGCTTCATAGGCTTGCCGCAGCGTCTTGTTAGCAACGTCGGCGAGGATCGAGGGGAAGTCGGAAGTCGACAGCGCGAGCTTGGCGATCTCGTGGCGCGGCAGACGGCGCGTGCGCGTACCGGAGAGTTCCAAACACTCGCGCGCCAGATCGAGCAGCGTTTGCCCGGTCCAGTCGCGTCCCAAGTCGTCCTTCAGTGGGAAGACCGCCGGATCGTAGCGGTGCAAGAGCGCCGCCATGATCCCGACGCGGCGCGACTCGGTTTCATCGCGCGTGACCACGGCGGCCGCGCTGCGGATCTCGGTCTTTCCCGAACGGTTGGCCGCATCGTCGAGCGCCAGTTTGCGGAACTCCTCAACCGAAGTGCCTGCTTCGACATGCTGAGCGACCAGCCGCGCATCGACTTCCAACGTGCGGCCGACCTTCTCGATTTCCCGGATGCGCGCGCGTTCGGCCAGCGCCGCTGCCTGCCGCTCGGCATCGAGGTTGATCTTCAGTTCGTCACGGGCCTCTTCGCCCGTGGCGGTAATGATGGTTTCATCCATCTTCTGCTCCTGTGGGCCAGTTGCCCGTTCGAACTTGAATCCCGCGCCCGGATCGGCGCCGACCGGAACGAGCGAAACTTCTTCCGGCTCCCAGTCAGTCACCAGCACCTGGCGCATCTCTGCTCCCTGCGGAGTTACGTCTTGGACGGCGTGAATGGCGACGCCCATCGAGGCGTTGCGCAGGATGCCGTCCTGAACGTCCTGCCAGATCGGATCCACGTCGGCGCGCTTCGAAAACCGCACGGCCGCCTTGCCCTGACCGTTCTCGATCCATGCGCGGGCGATCACGCCGATCACATCGTCGACCGTGAAGTCGCGGTGCGAGTTCAGCAGCGGCGCCGAGCCACTTGCCAGCCTTCCCATGCGGATCGCGCCGGGCTCCATCGAGAAGCGCATCTCAAAGGGACCGCGCGCGTCGTAGCGGCGGACGGATGCGCCCGTGTACCAGGTGAGCGTCGCCGTGCGTTCGTCGCGCTCGGCCGGAGCCAGCGCCTCAAACCGGGCTTCCAGCCGTTCTCTCGTTGGGGTCATTTTGAAGCTCCTTCTGTTGCGCGCCGCTCTGCGTGACGTGGCGCGGGTCGCAGTCGAGCACGATGCCGCGCTCATCGAGCAAGCGGTTGATCTCGGCGATCTGATCAAGCTGCGCGTCCGGGTCGTAGCCCTGCTCGGCAATCGCCTGGCGCAGCGTGAGCGTGCCGGTGCGCAGCCGGTTCAGCGTGGCGACGGAGTCTTTGTACGGGTCGACGCTGCCGAAGCCCGGCGGCGTCCACTCGGCGCGGAACGGCCCAGGCTCGGGGATCACACCGGCCGCGTAGGCTACCGTGAGAAACCGCTCCCAGACCGGCGCGCACAGCATCGGGATGAAGGTCAGCCAGCGGAATCCTTCGATGCCGTTGCGGAAGCTCAACAGCCCGGCGCGGTAGCTCGAGTAGTTGACCCGCGATAGATCGCCTGTCAACTGCTCGTAGGTGAGCTGCAAGCCCGTAGCGATCTGCGCTTGCTTGGCGGCGACGTAGTCGCGATAGCCCGCGGACGCTGACGGCGACGCAAACGTGATCTCCTCGCCGGGCTTCAGGTACTCGATCATGCCCGGCTCGAAGCTCTCGACGCGCTTGCCGGTAGCGGCATCGGGAACACTCGGCGCAATCGGCGGGCCGTCCGGCCCTTGCGGCTGCGTCACGAAGGCCGCAAAGCAGGCCTCGATCTTCTTGCGAACCAGTTCGGCTTCCTCGTACTCGTCAAGATCTCGCAACGTCACCACGACCGGCGCAAGCCACGGCACCCCGCGCACCTGGCCGGGCCGATCCTTGCGGTAGATGTGCAGCACCTCCGAGGCCGGCACGCGGACCGACTGAAGCGACGCTCCGCCCCGCACGCTCGTTTGCACGACGTCGCCCGGATGCTGGCCGTAAAGCCAGTAGTAGATGCGGCGGCCGACCAGGTCGAATTCGACACCCTGGATGATGTAGCCGGTATCGGTCTTCTGCGTCTTCGTGTGGTCGAGGTAGTCGGGCTCAAGCACTTGGAGCTGCAACGGGACCGCGAGTCCATCGCTTTCGCGCCGCTGCCGGAAGCGTACCAGGCACTCGCCACTTTCAAACACGGTGCGCGCGATCAGCGCCTGAAGACCATAGAAGTCGAGCTGGCCGTCGGCGTCGCACTCCTCGATCCAGCCGGCCCAGGCGGTATTGATCGCGCGGTCCACATCCGGCTCGCCCGTTCGCGCCTGCGCCGTGATACCCGTGCCGATGGCGTTGCCCACCACCTCAGCCGCCGCGCGCGCCGCGTAGGCGTTGTTGCGGATCAGGTCGCGCGAGCGCTCCCGCAGTTTGGCGAGCGCCACCGAAATCTCGGCGTTGGCCGAGTTTCCGGTGGTGACCCAACCTCCGGTGCGCCGGTCCGTCCGCGCGCCTTCGTAGGCCAGGCGCACCAAGTCGGCGGCGCGGCGTGCGCGCAGCCGGCGCAGGCCTGCTTCGGGCGAGATCCAGGCGATCGCTTTGTCGAGCCAGTTCATCCTTTTGAGGTCTGGGCGAAGCTGAAACGATCCGTGGCGGCGCCGGATTCGGCTGCCAGCGCTTCTCGAATCACGGCGCGCGCCTGGAGAAGCTCGTCCATCGAGCGGTAGGTCACCGTGCGGTCGCCGAAGCGTACGGTCAGTTCGCCGCTGGCGATGGCCGCCTCGACGGCATCGAGTTGTTGTTGGGTCCAGGCCACTCAGGTTCTCCGGCGCTTGAAATAGAATGTCGCGCGCGTGCCGAACTCACGCACGACCGTGACCAGTTCCCACCCTTGCGCGCCGTACTCGGCGAGCACGGCCGTTGATTCCGCATCGGTCGTGACCACGAGGTATTCCCACACCTGCACGGGAGCCTGCATCTGACTTCGGACTTTCATCGCGTGAGCCACTTCCTTCCCCGGTCCCCCAACCACCGCGCCCGGTCGGTGTCATCCTCCGGCACGGGCCGCGGCCGGTTCGCCGCCAGGATCCGGTCGGCTTCGTTGTCGAGCGACAGTCCCATCGAGACCATCGCCCGCAATGCGGCGTAAGCGTAAACGCGCGCGTCGAGCGCCTCCTGCCGCACGCCCGGTTTCGGCCGCCACTCGCGCTTGGGCTGGCCCTTAGCGTAGGTGGTTACCAGGACTTCACCCAGCAACTGCTCGAAGTACGCCTCCTCGCGGTCCGCCGGAAAGTGCGCGTAGCCGGGCGTGCCCGGCGTCGGATTCCTGAGCCGCCCGTAGATCGTCTCCTTGGCCGTGTCCGTGCCCACAATCCACGGCTTCTCGCCACGAATGTTCTTCGCCGTCGGCTTGCGCTGCCACACGGGCAGCGGCCCGCCCTTGCCCTTCACCGCGAAGATGCGCCGGTGATACCGCGTCCGGCAGAATTCATACACCGCCTGCGATTCATAGCCCGAATCGATCGCGCACGCGGCCACCGGCAGCGAGATCCCGGTTTCCTGCGGCCAGCGCCGTTCCAGGTACGTGTCGAGTTCCTGCCAGACCAGGCTCCCCGACGGATCGCCCGGAAGCACACGGTATTCGACGGACCAGGATTCCTCGCCGCGTCCCCAGCCCACGAGTTCGAGCTCGAGCCGGTCTTTCTGCACGTCGACACCGGCGGTCAACACTACAGCGCCGAACGGAACTGCCGCCCAGTAGTGCTCCCGGCGCGCCATCACCGTGGCCTGGTCGATGGTAGTCTCGGCCGCATCGTCCCACGGCTCTGCCAGCACCGTGTTCACAAACTCGCGCAGCGTTTCAATGGACTTCTTGTCGGCGAGAAACTTCTTCGCCAGCGTGCCCCACTTGCGCCACGGCGAGTACAGGCCATTGATCCAAAAGCCCGCGATGTCGGTGACCTCGGGCCGCGCCGCGCGCCACTCGCCGGCCTTGAGCATCTGGTGCTTCTGCCAGTCGGCGATCAGCTTCGAGCAGTGCTCGCAGCGGTACTCGGCCTTCTCCGGCGCATCCTTGGGCCAGACCATGTTGGCCCACGCGAGCACCTGAAACGCGCCGCAGTGCGGGCACGGCAGCCAGAAGCTCTGCTGGTTCGAGTTGAGCCAGGCCTGCTCGATGCGCGAGGCGCCCTTGGTCGTCGGCGTCGAGCACAGCACGACCTTCCGGTTCCAGAAGTTGGCCGTGCGCGTGATGGCCAGGTTCACCGGGTCGCCTTC